GCTGCGGGGAACCGGGCCGCTTGGCTACGTTAATGGCAGGAGATACTGCGGATACTGCGGGCTTGGATTCGAGGTTGTCGAGCCGAATGACGCCAACTTGACGCGATGCCCGTTCTGCAATGGCCCGCTCAGGAGGGTGCCGAAATATGATAAGCGGCACTACATCCGGGCCCGAGTAAACCCCGCAAAATACCTAGATGGGGATGGCGATGGACATGAATGAGAACCCCAAGCCCAAGATTTCACCGGGCGAGTTCTTCGCCGACTGCGCCATCCTCATGCGAGGCAGAAACGACACCTACAAGGACGCTTGGCGGCTCATGAGCTTGGAGGAGCTGGCCGCGGGGATTCGCCTAAAAGCGGGGAGGATAAACGCGCTCCTCAAGGCCGACGGCGACAAGTCAAAACTTCTTGATGACCTCAAGGATCTCGCGAATTATTGCTACTTCCTCTACGCGAAGCTCATGGAAGGTGAGAAGTGATGACCATGAAGGCGTTGGAGAGGCTGAAGATCAGGCTACTGGTCTGGATGATGATAGCATTCAGGCTTAGGCCTAGGGCCCTGCCCGGCTTTGACGCAGTTAAGTTCGTTCAAGAAGAGAGGGATGACGATTATGGATGAATTAATAGCTTCGCGGATCGCGGATTGGTCCATTAGAATTTGGAGACATGATAAAAGCATCGCTAATGAATTACGCCGGATTAACAAGAGTGTTGAGCCTTGCGATCACGGGATTGTAGGCGTAGGCCCGGGTGGCATGCGGGTGGGGTTGCAATTTGGGCTGGAGCCTCCTCTAGCCGTTCTCCAGCTCGGCTTTTTATTGTTCGGCCAGTTATGGCCCCTGATGCCGGGTTTTAGCAAGGCCATGAAAGAAGCTAACAAGATGTGGAGGCAGGAGATCAAGGCGAGGAAAGTCAAGGCGGAGGCCATGAGCCCATGAGCGTCAGGGGATGCGGATGAGGAAGATCGAACTCCACGCCACGCTTGACGCGGAGCTCGTCGACATTTTCGGCGAACATCTCGAGGTGTGCAGGAGGCGGGCGTGGATCGCGGTATACGTCCTGACCCTGCCCTACGTGATAACCCAGCTGATAAGATTGCATCGGGCGGGCGTGGACGTCAAGGTGATCCTCAGCAATGACCCGGCCAACGATGGGGCAATAAGCTTCCTCAGGGCCAATAATGTGCCGGTCAAGGTCTGGCGCCAGACCCACGGAATCCTACACATGAAGCTGGCGCTGCTCGACGACCACGCGATACTCATGAGCGCCAACCTAACCCATTATGGCCTCAACCGGAACCAGGAGGTGATGCTCGTGATCAAGGACCGGGAGATAGTCAGCAAACTTGAGAAAATCTTCCTCGGATACTGGAGGACCGCCTAGAGCTCCTTGAGCCTCCGCAATAGCTCCGAGATATCCTTCTCAGTCTTGATCTCGCCCCTCAATTCTTGAATGATCAACAACGTTTCCCGGATCTGTTGAAGAATATTTCTTCTCTCGCTAACGCTCTCCACGTATGCATGGGCCTTAACCTTCCCGGATTCAAATAACTCGTCAAGCCTCTCGAGCTTGGCGAACAAGGCGTTCAACCGGTCGATGAGCCTGAACATCTCCTCCTGGAGATCGACCTGCTTCACGCGTCTCTCCTCATACAGTTGCTGGAGCTCCTCCGGGTCCATGACAAGCCGGGGCATATGCTTACGAAGATGACGGCTTATGCCCGCCGCCGACACCCCATACTGCTTGGCGATCTCGTCATAGCTCGCGCCCTCCATGAGCTTCTTTTCGATCTCGGCCCTCTGGGGATGCGTGCAGATCTTGCAACGCTTGTCAATTATTAGGGCGTCCCCGCTTAGGCGCCTGACAACTATCACGCTCGGCAGTAGGCGCTTGAACGCCTTGACGAGCCTCGTGACGCTCATCCGCCTCGGCCCTCGGCATCTGGGATTATGAGGCTGATACATAAGCCCGATAACGCTTATATACCTTGGAGGCCAGCCCAGAGGCCATGAAGCGCTCGGCAATCCTGGCGCTCATAATGCTCATAGTAGGCCTGATTATCGGGATTGGGCTCGGCGCCGCGGCCTCGGCGCGGGCCACAACCATAACCAGCTACTCAACAATCACCACCTCAATCCTTGTCACGGTTACGGAGACGAGGACGCAGCTCATAACCCAGGCTACATCAATCCCCGCGGCGATAACTAACACTGTCACGGAGACCCGGGAGGATGTGGAGCAGGTATGCTTCTCAAGGGTTGACGACTGCGCCTCGATACTGGTCAAGCTGATAGACTCCGCCGAGAAATACGTCCACGTCGCGGTATACAGCTTCACCTCAGACGCCTTGGCCGACGCGCTGATCAGGGCCAAGAACAGGGGCGTGGACGTGAAGGTCGTCATCGAGAAGGAGCAGTCGAACATCAAGGGCAGCGAATATAACAGGCTCGTGGCCATGGGGGTGGACGTGAGGCTCGACGGGAACCCCGCCACCATGCATCACAAGTTCATGATCATAGATGGAAAGATCGTGGCCACGGGGAGCTATAACTGGTCAGCCGCCGCCGAGAAGGAGAACGATGAGAACCTGATAGTCGTCTCAAGCCCCGGGGTCGCTAAACTCTATGAAGCCGAGTTCAACAGGGTCTGGAGTCAAGCCTCCTAGCCAAGGCGATGAGGCGCCTGAGGATGAAGCTTGGCGGGCGCATCCCAAGCGACTTGAGCGCCTTCCTGCGGCGTCTAATATAGTCCTCGATGCGGGCCGCCGTCAGGTCGGCCGCGAATATGACTATGAACCATAGGATCCAGTCTAGGATCCCGGCGGCCTCCATGGCATGTCACCCAAGCTAGAGCTAGAGGAACACTATGAGGTGTAGGCCGACTATCATCACGCCGACCGGGATCGGCCAGAACAGCTCGCTCCTCAGCGAGAGCAATAGTGTGAAGAAGTAGAGCGTCAGCTGCAGCCCGAGCAGGGCCACGTCCAGCAAGAATAGCTTGGCGGCGATCGCCGCGAATATCGCTATCACGAGCACCAGGTTCTGCGCCATCAGGCATGATAATGCGCCCCTATCCCTCTCCCAGTCCTTCAGGGACTTCCTACTTCTATGGTGCATGGAGGCTGCCGCCAGCGCCACGAGCAGAACTATGCCGGCTAGGAACGCCGCTAGGGCTATCACGCCTCGGCCTCCGGTTTCCCGGCCTTATCAGCCTCAAAAGCCCTCATGATGAATGATGGGAAGACGATTTCATACCACTTCTGCGCGGCTTGAAGCGTCCAGAACCTCTTGTCGAAGCTTATGAACACGGGCCTCCTCATGACCCCCCACTCGTCGCCCTTCACGTCCGCGGCGGCCAAGACTATCCCGCGCTCCGAGTCGATGCTTAGATACCTTATCGTAGAGAGGTCTATCTGGTTTGGGTCAACGTAGTAGAGGTAGATCCGGTCATGGGTCTCAACCCACCTCGGGTATGTTATGGCCTTCTCCGGGAACGCGCGGCGGCTCTCCTCGAGCAGGCTTTGAATCCTGCTCAGTGCCTCCTGCAGCTCCAGGCCCACGAACTGGCCGGTGCCCGGCGGAATCGGTATGCTAGTGTAGTCCTGCTTGACCTCGGGGTAGCCCAGCTCCCTGCGGGCCTCGTCGATCGAGATTACCCCGGCCTGAAGCTTTGTCACGGCCATCCTCATCTGCTGCTCCGGGTTGGTCCACTCGAGCAAGTCGATCTTGAAGCCGTCTAGCTTGGTGATGCGCCTGAACGCCTCGGTCAATCCCGCCGAGATGATGTTCTGGAGATCCCTTATCCTCTGCTGGAACACGACTATCTGGTTCCTACTCGTCTCGAGGGTCGCGGCCTCCGTGTATCCGAGCAGGATCCTCGGGACGCCGAAGATGGAGATTATCGTCTGGACGCATGTGTCGATTATGTCGGGGATCCTGAGGTCGCTGACGGGGTTGCCGAGGTCATGCATCTCCCACTCGCCCATCGCGAACAATGTCGTGCCCGGCTTCGTGCTCGTCACCGTCCTGACGAAGTCCTCGAACGTGGCCCTGTCCCCGCCCTTGTAGATGAAGAACTTGGCGGGGACGCCCTTCCGGAGCAGGATCTGGTAGTAGAATAATTCGGCCTCCCGCTTGACCATGAGCGTCCTGTAGAGCGTCTGGATCTTCGGGACCGCGTAGGCGAAGTCGAGCCAGCTGTTCGCCCTCAAGTGTATTATCTCCTCGGGCGTGAAGTCTATCCTCATGTGGACGAACTGCCGGTAGCCGAGTATCCGGCCATAATTATCCCTCCGAACCTGGATCGTCCAGGGCGCGATTATCCGGGGGAAGCTCACGTTCTCGTGGGCCTCAAGGTAGGCCTCGTCGAATATCGCGAGGCTTGTCACGATCCTCTTGATCAGGTCTATGAACTCGTTTTCCCGGCTTTTGACCAGGCCCTCGACCTGCTCCTTTATACCCGGGTCATCCGCGTGAATCATGTATCCATTAGCTATCACGGCTGACGCGATTGCGTCGACGCACATCCTGACATGCGGGTCGCCCATCGCTATGTTAAGGAACTCGAGCAGGTTTACCTCCTTCGGCTCGCCCCACTCGCCATATAGGCCCGGCAGGTTCCAGACAAGAGCCTTCGGCCTATCCTCGGCCTTCACGACCTCAAGCTCCTCGGCCAATTTCTGGTGCAGAGGCTTGCGCAAGCCCAGCCGCTCGAGAATGCCCATTTCAGCCCAGCTTTTCTCAGACATATTATTTATCTGAGAAAGCCTGATCCCGAGACGATGAGCAAGTCAACCATAAGCGGGAGGGATAGATCGGTCGCCTTCATCTTGAAGGATGGTAGGAGGGGGTTCGCGATAGGATACACGGGCGGGATGCCCGGCTTCACCAGGTTCTATGACTGCGCGGTGTGGCCCGAGAACGAGCCCCAGAAGCTCCAGGAATTCACGATGTTCGAGGTCCCCACGGAGCTGATAGACAAGATCGAGGATCGGAGCGCCCCGCCGGCTGAGCCCGAGGCCACAACCACCGAGGCGAAGGCCACGCGGAGGAGGAGGAAGGCCGAGGAATCCGAGTAATATATTTTTCACATTCTTAAACGCGCGGCCCGAGCCAAGTGTCGATGACCGAGTTCAGCAAGACGCTTGTCGTGAAGATTGAGAAGGCCGAGCCAGCCGAGTCCGAGGAGTTCATCGGGATCTTTGAGGGGGTCGCGAGCACGCCCGACGTAGACCTGGACAATGACAGGTTTGCGCCGGAGGTCCTCCAGAGAAACGCCGAGCAGCTTGTCGGGAAGCCCGTGCTAGTCCTCCACGGCAAGGGCGAGGCCGGGCCAACCCCGGTGGGCAGGATCCTAGAGGCCAGGTTCGAGAACGGGATGCTCCGGATCAAGGCCGGCATATACAAGGCCTTCGCCAACATATGGGAGAAGATCAAGTCCGGGGTCTACAAGGCGCTGTCAATCGGCGGCATAGCGAAGGCGTTCAGGAGGCTTGCCGGCGGCATCAGGGAGATCCTTGACGCGGAGATCCACGAGGTCAGCCTGGCCCCGAGGGGAAAGAACCCGAACGCCCAGATACTATTCGCGTTCGGCAAGGCGTTCATGCCGGGGGAGGATGGCGAGCTCTCGGAGTTCGACGACTCGATCTACAAGTCGGTTGAGGCCGGATATTTCGTGAAGGTGGACTTCAGCCTGCCGATCGTGAAGAGGGAGAAATGGGATGGGAATGCCGCGGCGAAGAGGATCCTCGATTGGGCCGAGAAGGATGACGGGACCATCGACAAGGAGAAGGCGTCGAAACTATTCCTGGTCGTGGAGGGCGATGGAAAGAATAGGACCGACTACTCGTGGCCCGTCGGCGACATCGTGGACGGGAAGCCGGTGCTGGTCACTAGCGGGATCAGGACCGCGATAGTCTACGCCGCGGGCGCTAGGGGCGTCAAGGCCCCGCCGGAGGTGAAGAGGGCGCTCGAGAAGCTGGTTGAGCGCATGAAGGAGGAGGGCTACCTCCCGGAGGACTACGAGGTGCCGTGGAAGCGCGAGGAGAAGGCGATCACGGAAATAATGGAGCGGCTTGACAAGATCGAGAAGGCGCTTGGCGAGATAATGCGGGTGCTCGCGGAGAGGGTTGAGGTTGAGAAGGCCGATGCGAAAGTAGGGGAAAAGGAGGCGGGGAGAAAATCCGAGGAGCCGGCGGCCCGGGAGAGGGTGGAGGCGCCGAAGGCGCAGGTCTCGGGCGTGGAGCCGCGGAAGGAGGTTGAGGAGTGGGCGCGCGAGGAGGCGCGTCGGGCCATCATGAAGCTTTTCTCAAATTATTAAGAGTCTCGAGGTGGTGAAGGCTCGACATGAGTTACCCGGTTGTGTGGACTGAGAGGGGCGAGGAAACCATAAGGTTCAACAAGGCTGAGCTACTCGAGAAGGCCGAGGAGCTGCTCATCGAGTTCGCGAAGGCATACACGTCGACCGACGCCAACATCCCGGTGATACCCATCAAGCCCGAGGTCGTGGACATATTCAAGCCGCCATCTGTCTCGAGAAGCGTCTTCAGGGTCATAACGATGCCCAGCGAGATCGTTAGATTCTACATCAAGAGCGACGTGCCGAGCGTCAAGACCGGGGCCGAGGCAGCCGCAGCCGTGGAGACCAAGATAAGCTGGACAACCCCGAAGGACCTAACGGCGAAGCTGCTCTACGGATACGCGAGATTCACGCAGACAGCCCTAGAGTTCACCGAGGGAGTCATAGACCTCGTGGCCGAACACCTCAAGGACCTCGCATGGGACCTGGCGAGAAAGGAGGATAAGAACGCGTTCTACGGGGACGGGTCCGGCTCGGACGAGCTAAACGTCTGGACGGGCCTCAAGAACACCACGGGCGTGGCCTCAACCGACAAGGCCAAGCAGGGCCTAGACGTCGACACCGTGAACAGTGTCGTCGCATACTTCGAGGAGCTCGGCATCGCCGACAACCTGGTCCTAGTCGCCAACCCGAAGGTCCTGATGCACCTGAGGAAGGACATCTACGGCAGGGCCAACGCGGGCCTGATGGCCGTCGCGGGCGAGGTCTTCAAGACCGGCGAGATCGTCTCGCTGCTCGGCTTGAAGAAGATCGTGTCCGCGCCGCATCTCCCGACCAGGCAATATGCCGCGAACGACCCGACACTAGTGGGCGACGCCTTCATCTTCAACCCAGAATACACGATCATCGGGGACAGGAGGAAGCCGACGATCATGAGGCAGCCCGCGCCGCTCGGAGAGACAGCCGACATCGCCTGGGACGTGAAGCTCACGGAGAGGGCCGGCTTCATAGTCACCAGGCCGGCGGCGGTCTACGTCATCCAGAACTGCCTAGCCCAGTAGTAGCCCTAGCTAGCGAGGGCGGGGAGGATTGGCCTATGTCAACGTCGCCGAGGTTAGAGGCTATAATGGCTGGAACCCTATCCCGGCCTATAACGACCAGCTGACGCGGCGGGGGCCAACCCTATACCAGGCAAGCCGCTACCCCCTCGTGGACTTCGACTATGATGGCGCGATAGACGATGATGTCGCGGTCAGGGTTGACGGGAGCCCGGCATCCTTCACGGTCAGGGATCCCGAGCGCGGCCTAGTAGAATTGTCCTCCCCGCCGGGCGAGAGCGCGGTCGTCACGGCGGACTACTACTGGCACCCGATAAGCGATGATGAGATAAGGCTCGCGATAGCGTCGGCGGTCGCCGAAGTCGAGCTGCTGACGGGATTCAAGTATGCGCCGGAGGAGGTCACCGAGAAGATCCGCGTATACGTGGGCAACGAGATCAAGACGAGCAAGCCGATAATCTCGGTGAAAAGCATCAGGATCTACTCGCTGATCGGCACCCTGGTGAACGACAACCCGCGATACGAGATCCTCGACAGGGACAAGGGCGTGATCAGGATCCTCGACTACCGCGCCGGCGTACCCACGAGGCCATACTTCCTGCCATCCGCCTACGAGGTCGAGATAACGTATCAGGCCGGATACGCGTCGCCGCCGGACTATGTTAAGAACGCGGTCGTGATATTCGCGACATACTATATTCTCCTCAAGTTCCAGAGGATGATCGTCCTCAACGAGGACTACACGCAGGTCAGCCTGACGTTTAAGACGCCTGAGGAGTTCACGCGCCGCCTGGAGTTCATCAAGTCGGAGGTCGAGCGGATCAGGAGCCTTCTCCCGAAGAGGTCGAGGGCCATTGATTGACATCGAGAAGCTGACGGGCAGGATCGTGGAGCTGGCTAAGGCCTCGGGCCTGAGGGTTAAGGCGGGCTGGATAACGCAGGAGGACACGTTCCCGATTGTAACAGTCTATGCCCTAGCCCAGAGGCCCGAGAAGATACTGACGGGCGGCGCCGCCATATACCGGTTCACGTATCAGATCGACGTCTGGCATCACAGCATGCTGGAATGCGACCGGGCCGCCAAGAACATCGTGAACGCGTTCATAGACGCGTATAAGGCGGAGAACTGGTTCTCACTCAACTTCATAATCTCGGACTTCCAGGAGGAGGGCGTTTTCCGGAAGATAATACGCGTCGAGTTCGGGGCGGTGGGATGAGATGCCCTGCCCCTACCGGGTCAAGATAGGCCACAGCTATTATTGCGGCAAGCGCGTGCCACTGGGATGCAACCCCTCATCATGCCCGTTTGGCCGCAGGGTGTGGAGGGCTCTCGTGGCGGATGACTATGACTCGGAGAAGGTCTGGCTCATAAGCGAGGAGAAGATGACGCTCGAGTCGGACCGCGAGGCCGCCCTGAAGCTATGCAAGAGGGAGGGCGGATACATGGTCAAGCAGATCAAATACAGGTTTCATGGACGCGACAGGATCTACCGGCTCAAGGCCGGCGAGATCAAGCGGGACACCTTTGAGCGGGCCAAGGCCCTGACATTCTTCTTCGACCTGGAGGCCGGGGGCGAGCGCGGCAGGGGCGCCCGTATAGCGATCATAGACTCGGGCATCAAGGAGGGCCAGAACGTCCCGACGATAGCCCTCGGCGGCAGCGCGTATGACGAGGAGAACCACGGGAGCGTGGTCGTGGACATAATCCGGGAGCTCGCGCCGTCGGCGGAGATAATGATGATCAAGCTGCCGGGCCACGAGTTCATGGACTCGGACATCATAACCGCGCTTGACGAGGCGAGGAAGCGGAACGTCCACGCGATCAACATGAGCATCCAGAGCGACGCGCCGAGCGACGGAAGGGATCCCGTCTGCTTATACATCAACTACCTGTCCGAGATGGGGATAGTCACCTGCATAGCCGCGGGTAACGGCGGGCCGAGCCCCATGACCGTGGGCAGCCCCGGGGCCGCGGAGTGGGCGCTCACGGTCGGCGGCGTGAACACTAGCGGCAAGATCCTGAGGTGGAGCAGCCGCGGCCCGACGCTTGATAGGCGCATCAAGCCGGATGTCTCCGCGCCCGGCCAATACGTCTTCGGCGACTACTATCTCCGGGGCACGAGCTTCGCCGCCCCATTCGGGGCCGCGCTCGCCGGCATCATCAACCGCGACCTGAGGCACGCCCGGATGACCCATAGGATCATATCGCTCTCCTCCAGCCCGTTCCCAGAGTTCTTCTACACGTCGAACAAGAAGAAGGCGTTCCTAGGCCTGAGGAAGCAGATAGATGTCCGGAACATCGGCGGATACGGGATACTGAACGCGGTGCGGGCGGTCGAGTGGGCGGCGGACTTCTCTCACGATAATAAGCCCGAGAACCGGGGTGAGGCCGAGAAATGAGCGTGGTAAGCTTCGCGGTCAGGAAGCTATACTGGGGCAAGGAGACATCATACGGGACGGCGGCGACTGTGAGCGCCACGCTGGGGATACCGCAGAGCTTCGACCCGGGCGTCGAGCTGGTTCAGGAGGACATTTACGCGGGAAACCGCGGATACTTCGACCACCTATACATCGGGCGAAACGTCAAGGCCAGGGCCGAGTTCTACGTGGTCGACGGCAGGTTCCTGCCATTCCTCCTCGGCTCCGTCTCAAACTCCGGCTCAGCCGCGCCATACACCCACACCGTGACTCTTGGATCAACGTTGCCGAGCATGACGATTGAGGCGGTCAGGGGATCGGTTGCGGAGAGGATTGTCGGCGCGCTCGTGAGCGAATGGGAGATAAGCGTCGAGTCGGACGGGATAGTTGAGGCATCACTGACATTCATGGCGAAGGACATATCGTTCCTGACAAGCTACACGGATCCAAACATCTCGCTGCCGTCCACGCGGCCATTCAAGTTCACCGACATGACGGTCACGTGGGGCAGCACGACGCTGGGCAAGGTGACGAGCTGCTCGATCAAGGGGTCAAACAACCTTGAGCCGCTGCCAAGGCAGGGGGAGGTCGTGCAGGGATACGCAATACTCACGGCGGAATATGAGGCCGAGCTGGAGGTCGTGTGGGAGGACTACAGCCTCGCCCAGGACTTCCTCAACGCCAGCTCGACGAAGAGGGATCTAACCGTCAAGTTCACGAGAACCGCGAACCAGGATGAGATACAGTTCACGCTTGGCAGCTGCCTGCTCGAGTGGGCCAGCAAGATAGACTACACCGGCGACCTCATGACCCAGAAGATCAGCCTGCTCCCCAAGACTATAACGATAACCGGCAAGGACAGCTTCTCGGCATGGTGATGAAGCATGAGGATCACGGTTAATGGCCGCGAATACAGGGTGCGGCTGAAGGCGGCGGCATGGCCATACATGAGGCTATTGTCAAGCGCGTTCACCGACCCGGACGTGCCGAGCGACAGGCTCGAGGAGGCCGAGCAGAAGGTACTGAAATTATGCGTGGCCGGAGAGGTTCACGAGGACGACGCCGACGAGCTCCTGATAAAGATACTCGCCCAGTTCGCGCGGATAGTGGGCCAGGAGTTCCGCTCCTTTCGACCGGAAGTTCCTGATCTCGGTCGGGGTGGTGGCTGAGAGGTTCGGCCAGCGCCCCAGCCAGCTATTGAAGGGCTCGTTGATCGACCTGATGCTTGACATTCATGTCGCCAACCTCCTCGCCCGCGAGGAGGAGCAGGCGCTCGAGAGGGCCAGGGCTAGAAGCAGGAGGCTCAGGAGATGATAAGGATAAGCGTTGTGGCTAGGGGGCTTGAGGAGGCGGAGAAAAGACTGTCACGCGAGAGGCTAGTCAAGGCCATGGACGAGTTTCTCGACATGAGCGCGAGCGTGGTATGCGATGAGGCTAGGAGGCTGGCGCCCGTTAGAACCGGCAGGCTAGCCGCCTCAATCCAGAAGATCAAGGTGGGAGACCTGCACTATGTCGTGGGATCGCCACTGGATTACGCGCTATATCAGGAGGTTGGAACCCGGCCCCACGTGATTTATCCGAGGAGCGCGCGGGCCCTCCGGTTCGAGGTCGACGGGATAGTCGTCTTCGCCCGGTATGTTAATCACCCGGGCTTCCCGGGCAGGCGATACTTCGCCCAGGCGCTTGAATACTATGCCTCGATATGGCCCAGCCTCGCGAAGCAGGCCTTTGAGAGGGTGATGCGCAGATGAGCGAGCGCCTACCAATAGAGATAGAGTTCAGGGGCGTGGATGACGCTAGCGACGAGATACGGGCCGTAAGCGAGAGCCTCAAGAACATGGATGAGGCGCTGAGGGGCGCGGGCGAGACCGCGTTCAGGACCCGGGCCACGATGGATGACGTGAACGAGGCGCTGAGGCGGAACAAGATCGCGAGCATAGAGAGCGCGGAGGCCGCGTCGCAGATCCTCCGCGAGTCCCAAGCGAACCAGAGGGCCTTCAAGGCCCTAGCCGAGCAGGCCGAGATATTCAGCGACAAGGCCGAGTTCATGGCCGGGCAGATAGGGAAGATCGCCAGCTTCGGCTCCAAGCTGAACAGCATGTTCACGACGTGGAACGCGTTGATGACACGAGTCAACACGGCGCAGATGAACCTTAACATGGCGCAGGAGAGGCAGGCCCAGCTGCTAGCGGAGATAAACGCGAAGTTCGGGCTTCACGCGACAAGCGTCCAGCAGGCAATCGAGCTGCTCGGCGAGCTGAGGGGCGAATACGTTGAGGGCGGGAGGAGCACCAAGGAGCTGGACGCGGCGATCAAGGCGCTGGAGAATAGCGAGCGGGAGGTCGCGAAGGCCTCGCAGGAGGTGGCGGCAGCCCATGCCCAGATGGGGCCACAATTGGCGGGCCTCGCGGTCCAGGCGCTAGGCCTTATACCCGCCTTCGTCCAGGCGGCCAACGCGTTCTCGACGCTGATCAGCATGGCGCCCGGCCTGACGACCGCGCTCAACGTCGTGAAGGCGGGCTTCATGGGATTGTATGCGGCGATGGGGCCGATTGGCATAGCCCTGATAGCCCTAGGCGCCATCCTGCCGATCATCATAGCGAACTGGGACGCGGTCTCGGGCGCGCTCAAGGCGGTGGGGGACGCGATATGGAGCGTCCTCGGCCCAGCCCTTCAATGGATCTGGGACAACATCCTGAAGCCATTGGGCGAGTTCATTTACACGGTCTTCATATTCTACCTGAACAGCTGGAAGCAGGCGTGGGACTGGGTCTGCCAGGGCGTCCAGGCAATCCAGAACGCGCTCAAGTGGTTTTGGGACAACATCCTCGTCCCGCTCGGCGAGTTCATC